CTGCAAAATCGGCGCGACCTCGTACATTTTCTTGATAATCTGATTTGCGGTCGTCTCCGGGATAATGGGGAGGCCGGAGTTTGCCGCCGTGGAGTATGCGCGCTTTTCGTCGTCGGTCAGCGGCTTACCCTGCAAGGTCTTGAGCCATGCGGAGCGATAGAGCTTTTCGGTGCTCTCCGGCGTGGGCTGATTTGCGGAGCGAGCGACGGGATTAGAGAGGCCAGCGGGAGAGGCCGGAGCCGCGCCGCCGTTGAGCATACGCTCGATAGCCTGTCTCTTTTCGAGCTTCTCGTCCTCCTCGTTGAGCTCGCGGAGCTCTTTCTCGAGGTCGTCCATGTTGAGCTTGTTCTCGCTGTCGCCCTCAATGAGCTTACGGATTTCAGCTTTGCGGGCGGCGATTTCTGCGCGTCTCTTTTCGATGTTCATAATTTACCTCCAAAAATGATAGTTGTTGTGTGGTCGGTTAGTATGTCAAAGCTACGAGTTTCTTCCGCCTCCGGGCTTGCTCCAAAGCCGCAAGCTCCCTCGAGTGCTCCTCCTCGAAAAAGCTCCGAGCCGAAATAGACGTGTCATTATAGGCGGGAATGTCCACCGCCGACACATCGTATAGCTTTTTGACCTTTGTGATAGTGCGGGTATGGGTAACGGAGTCATAGGATGCCTCGCGCACCGTGAAAGAAAAGGACATTTTATCGACGTACCCGCCGTCGATTTCCTCGTAAAGCTCGCGCCCGGCAGTTGTTCCGCCGAGGTCTGCGTCGATGTTTACGCCGCGCTCGTCGATGTTGAGCGCGAGCGTTTTGTTTCGGAGGCGAGCGACGACCTTTCCGCCGTGGTTGTAGTTGAAAATCACGTCGGACATATCGCACTCGTCGAAAGCGTGACGGTCGATAATTTCCTTGTATTCCACGCCGTCGCACTCCCATAGCACCGTAGGCGAATTGAATACGATAGCCGTACCGCGTACCCGGTATTCTTTCGAGCCCTCGTCCCTCGGAACGAGGCTAAAGTCCTGCAAAGCGCGATACTCGCGCCCCTGTTTGATAGCCATAGCCTAACCCTCCTCTTTCCCGCCGGTTGGCTCCCCGGGCGGCGTAGTGTCGTCCGGCGGCGTATTTCCGCCGGTCTGGTATTTGTCTGCGAGCTTTGCGTTTACCATGTTCAGCGTTTGGACGCGGCGCGCGCCCTCCTCGCCGCCGATGGTCGGCATATCGAACATAGTCAAGATTTGGTCGAGCGTCGCCGCGCCGATTTCCGTCAAGAACTTTGCCGCCGTGACCTTTTCCGGGAGCGTCGCAAACTGGACGGAGTTCGCGGAAAAGACGATACGGTTTCCGTACCCGAACTCCCGCTCGGTAAAGAGCACATTCGAGAACGCTTGCGAGAGGCGGCGGAAAAACGGGGCGATTTCGCCGCTATAAAAAGCCTGTTCCTGTTGCGGAGTCGCGGTATTCTCGACGATTTCTTTCGACACGCCGAGATAGTCGTAAATCTCCTCTTTGACGTATGCGAGTTGTGTCGCCGGGATAGGAGTCGTCTTGTCTGTGATAGGCGTATAGTCGTATTTCGCGTCCGTGACGATAACGCCCGCTCCGTTGTTCTCCATGCGGAGGTTGTCCCGGATAAAGTCGTCTCGGCGGCGGTTTAAGTCCTCCGTCTTGACGGCGTTCGAGACTTTCAAAATACCCCGGATAACCGCGACGAGCTCGGCAAACTTGCTCATGCTCTGATTGAGCGTATTCGCTGTCTTGAGTGCGGTATCGAGCGGCTTGTTTCCGTCGCCGAAAATATCGTGCTCGAGGAAATGCCGCCGGACGTGGATAATCCGGGAATATTCGCAAATGTACGTTGCACCCGTCGCAAAGGTAAACCGGCAATAGAGCGTACCCATGTACTCGAGGAGCTCGAAATACTGTGCGTTGATAGGGTAGACCGCCGTCAAACGGCCTGTTTCATCAAAAACCGGGTACGCTATCGCGTTGTTATATACCTTGTACTGCGCGGCGAGCTTGTAATAGAAGTCCGCCGCCGTCATGTACGGATTAGGCCGGAATTGCAAAATGCGGTCGATATAGTCGTTTACCGCGACCGTCGTCTCTGCCGACTGCCGGACGTGGCGCGGCTGTGCGGTCGAGGCTCGGCGGGCGAAAGCGTCCACGGCGGAGCGTACCGTGTTAATATCCCACATATTCCCGGAATACGGTACGAAAGTAGACTCCCACGAGCTCAAGAGCTTGTATGCGTGGAAATCTTTATTTTTCTCGCTCTTGCCCCCGAAAATAGATTGAAAGAGCCCTCTCTTTGCCATTTTTTCACCCCACTAAATACATATAGTCCTCGTAATCCCGCACATAGATAACCCACGCATTGAGGAGGGATACCATGCCGTCGATACGGCGCTTTTCGGAAATCTTGACGGGCTGAATGTTGTTCACGCCGCTTTTTTTAACTCCTGTGTTCGTCAAGCACCAAAGCAAAACAGGATTTTTGTTGTAATTGACTTTCTTATCGGCGAGCGCCGCGCCGAGCTCCCTCATAGGTTGCGACCATGTAAAAGGCCCCTGTGCAACGGCGCACATTTCAAAGCCGTTCGCTTTCATTTCGTCCACCCAATAACCGGCGAGAGCGCGGTCGTAGCCGATTTTGAAAGCGTCTATCTTGAGCTCGTCCCGCATTTGGCAGTACCACGCCGTCACCGCCGAATAATCGACGCGAGTACCCTCGCATATCGTGACGAGCCCCCGCTCCGCCCAAATCTTATAGGGCGCTTCTTGCGTGTTGTGCTCGTCGAGCTGGTCGATTTTCTTTTGAGGGAGGAAATAGTGCTGAAAAACGTACACGATTTCATCGTCGGACGAGCGCCGGATAATCAGCGTCGCGCACGTTAGGTCGGTCGTCGCGGAGAGGTCGCACCCGCCGATAGCGTAGGTGTTATAGACCTCCTCCGGCTTGAATGTCGCCTCGTTTACTGCGTCCTCATAGGAGAGCCACGATGCCGCGCCGGTCGCCTTTACGTTAAAGTCCTTGCAGAGAACGCCGGGCAAGTCCTCGGGATTTTTCTTTGCTCGCTCTACGAAGTCGGCGAGCGTGGTATATTGCTTTATCGTCCCGAGGCCGGGATTTGCCTTTATCCATGCCGTCGGGTCTGTCCACTCCTCGCGCTTGTCGAGCTCGTAGAGGACGGGGAGGAAACGCTCGTCGGTCGTCTGTCCGTCGGCGACCTCGCAAGCGTAGCCGTAAAGGTTATCGAAAACAGACTCGCGCACCGTGCCGGACGTGGTAATCATAATCACAAGCGGCTGTCGGCGGCTCGAGGTCGATTGNTTCATAACCTCGTAGAGATTGCGGTCGCGNATNGCGTGGAGCTCGTCGATAATGACGGCGTGAGAGTTGAGGCCGTCGAGGGTATTCGAGTCCGAGGCCAACGCCTCGAACTTGGAGGCCGTCGCCGGAAAGTAAATGTCGTTGCGTCTCTTTTTGAGAATGGCGGAGAGCTCCGGGCTCTGCTTCACCATGTTTACGGCCTCTGTGAGCGTCTTTTTCGCTTGGTCTTTCTTGGTCGCTACGGAGTAAATCTCCGCCGCGCCCTCGTAGTCTGCGACGAGCATATAGAGCGCGAGAGCCGCGAGGAGCGTACTCTTGCCGTTCTTTCGCCCTACAAGAAAGAGTGTCTCTCGAAAGCGCCGGTATCCCGTCGCCCTCTCGAGCCACCCGAAAAGGAGTTGTATAAATGCTTTTTGGAAAAGCTCGAGCGTCAGAGACTCGCCGAGCGTCCCTTGAGACTGCTTGCAAAACCGCTCGACGAATGTAATCGGCCTTTCGCCGACGGCCTCGTCGAAGTAATACGGCGAGCTCTCGCCCGCCGCGTCCATTTCCGCCACAAGGCGACCATACACGGCCTTTACTCGTTTGCTCGTGACGATTTCGCCGGAGGAAATCCGCTCCCAATATTCCCGGACGTAGTTCACTACTTGCCCGACCGGGCGGCGGGCTTTGTGATAAAGCTCATAAGCTCGTCACCCGCCGATTTCTTTTCTTTCTCCGGGAGCAACGCGACGAGTTGGTTTGTGAGAGCGGAAAAGGATTTTATCGTCGTGTTGTAGGCACGGAGAGCCGGGGACTCCCGGCGGAGCTTTTGCGCCCCCTGTACGAAATCCTCTATCAAGTCGCCGTTGTTGATTTCGTCGGCGAGGCGTTCCAGCGTGACGGAGGTCACGGCGAATTGATTGATAAGTCCCTCGGCAAACTGCCGCTTTTCGGGAGGCATTTCTCGGAAAAGCCGTTTAATTTTCTTCTTTTTCGCCTCGATTTTTTCAGAAACCGAGAGCTCGTCGTAGTTTTTTTTATTTGCCGCCATATAATGAGTAAACCTCCCTCCGCCCCGGTTTTACCCCCCCTCATGTGCGCGCCCGGGTCGGTTCTTCCGAGGATTGAGGCGCGGTTACTTACCGGGTATCTATTTCGGCGCACCCCGGGGGGTATGTGGCGCTGTGATAATATTTCCGTCTGCATCGAAAGCGAGGCCGTCGGCAAGCGGCGGCGTTCCCTCGTGTATCAATGCGTGACACGTCCGGCAAACTGTCTCGAGGTTATCCTCGCCGAGCGCGATTGCCGGGTCGTCGATGTTCCTCGGCGTGAGCTCTATCTTGTGATGCACGATAACGCCGGGCTCGCCACAATGGACGCATAGCCCCGCGTCTCGCTTGAGAATATACGCTCGCGTCCGCCTCCATGCCGGAGACTCGTAAAATGTTTTTGCAAACTCTCTCATGCTCTCCGCCTCCGAATGGGTAAAGAGAACGCCCCGCACGGCCTCAAGCGTCCTCACGCATAAGCGCAAGGGCTCGACCATGTAGGGCGCACGGCGGCGAGGTTTTCCCTCGACCTCTCTTTACGCCTCAATGATAGCACGGGGAAAATGCAAGTTTCCATACGGATTTTTTTCGATACATGAGAATAAGTTAGAAAACGCCTCACATAGACGGCATAGCTCCCGCGCCGAAGTAGAGGAGAGCGAAGCGCACGAGCGCCTTGTTACGGAGGTCGTAGAGGCTCGACGTGGACGAATAGCATACGGCCTCCGTGATTTCGTCCTTGCTCTTGCGCTCGATGTACCAAAGCCGGAGGATACGCGCGTCGTCCTCGTCCATCTGCGCGAGCACGTCGTCGATTTCCTCGACCTTATCCCGGGTAACTTGGATTTCCCGCATAACCTCGGCGAGCTCGAGGCAGTCCGCGAGCGCGTCGTTTACAGATTTCGCACCCGTGTACGGTTTAGACATATCCGCCGACGGATACTCCGACGGCGCGCCGTATCGTAAAATGCGCTCCTTTTTCCGCTCGAGATTGCCTAAAGCCGTCTCGAGCAAGCCGCGAGCGCGGAGAGTTTTCTCCGCCGCCTCGAAATAGTTAATCATTAGCTCGCCCTCCTCGTGCGTTATCGTGGTTTAGGCGCGTTTCCCTCCGTGGCGGTATTCGCGTCCCTTGTTGTACTCATGTTTTGCCATGAGCACGGCCTCAACGTCCACGCCCATATAGGCGAGGTAATCGAGGATGCGGATAATCGCGTCGCAAAGCTCGACGGCGACTCCCTCCGGCTTACAAGTGCCGGTTTTCTCGTCCTTGTCGCAAGCGCCCTCGAACTCGCACACCGCGCCCGGGATACCACAGCACCCGTAAATAGCCGGATTGCCGTCGCGCCACTCCTCGAGCGCCTCCGACACTTCCGAATGAATGAGCGCGGCGACCTCGGGAAAGCTCCGAGCCGTCTCNCACCATCCATGCGCGACCGCGTTTTCGTGGACTTCCTTTGCAAACTCGTTTACTGTCATTTTCGTTTCCTCCGTTTCGGTTTTATAAATACACCGTCCCGCCGGTAAAAGCGGGCGACGATATACTTTCCTCCGTTTACGTCGTTGTGCCATGCGCCAGCATCCGCGAGGAAATAGCCCGGATAGAGCTTTTCATACTCGGCGTTGTTGGTCGTGTCCCGGGCGAGCTCCTCGGCGCGTCTGCCGGAGATACGCCCGTCCCGTGTTTTCGGCTCCGGGTCGATAAGATTTTTCGAGGCGTTCCATGCCCGAGTGTAAAGCGGGCTCTTGACGATGTAATGACCGAGCCCGGCGAGGCCGCTCTCTGTGAACTGCAAGCGGCGGGAGTTCGCGTACCCGAGTCCCCATAGCTTTTCGAGCTCGTCTCTATCCATTCCGCCGGATAGCGTGACGTGATGATGATAGCGCCCATTCTTGGAGCCCTTTTCCGTAACGGCTATGTACTTGAGCGGCGGGAGTCCTTGTTTTTTCCGTGCTCTCTGCACCCGGCGGATATAATTCCGTAAAAGTCGTTGCGCCTCCTCCGGGCTCTCCGGCTGTTTCTGATAGGTCAAATGGATTTCGAGGTCGTCCGGCGTAAAGTTCGCGTGGAGGAGACGGACGAGCTTTTCCTCTCTATGCCGCTGATTGAGTTTCGCTTGAGCGGCGGAGGTCGGCTTGCTCCGCTTGCCTCTGCTCCGTCCTTGCCGATAGGTCGGGTAGATATATACGTCGAGATACTCGCCGCAATAATAGCGTTTCTCTCTGTAAACTGTTTTCATGTGATACCCTCCGACGAGAGCTCGTCTATGGTCGGTTTGTTAATATTCCATACGAGCCCGTAAAAACGCGCTTTGCGCTCGATTTTTTGCCCTTGCATACCGTCCCGGAGAGTGCTATAATAATAAAGGTATGAGTAATCGCTCGTCTTTTCCGGGACGAGTCCCCGCCGACGTTCTGCAAAGCGTCGGCGGTTTCTCTTTTTCTGTCCTGCATTGTCAATCCTCCGCGCGGCGGTAAAGTTCTACGAAGTCCGCCACGAAATCGAGGATAATCCGCTTTGCCTCATAATATATAATAGGTAGGAGCAAGAGCATGAACTCGCCGCCGACGGCCTTATAGCCTCGCCACGCGAGCGCCGCGCTCAAGCCCTTTGTGAAAACGACCGCCGTCACGATAAGCACGGCGAGGAACTCCGCCGCCGCGAGGCGGCTTTTCTTTTTGTGCTTCATTTCTGCCCTCCATTCCGTAGCGGACATTTCCGGGGAGCCGTCTCGCCGTAAAAGATAATCGGGAGCTTGCTCTCTCCGTCCTTGTGGCTACACACATAGCCTTTTTGAGAGAAATGCCCGGAGCGCCAGCTCGCGCCGTTTCCGTTCCTCGGCACGTTGTACGCCTTGGCGTATTCGCACTCTTTACACTTTTTCATTTTCGCCCTCCTCGTCCTCCGGGATAGGTGTAAAGCACTCGCAACGGAGGACGCGCTCTTTTTCGTCTGCGTGTATCGGGCTCCGGCGGCGGCTGTCCATGCGCTCTATACACGGGATGCAGTAATCGCCGTCTCTGCCCTTGCGCGGGTCGTGTACCTCTCGAATGTTGTCGCATTTCCGGCAATCGAACTCATACCGCCATTTCGGG